CTCTTGCAGTCTTGTGGAAAAAAGTTCCCGGTACCGGGGCTCATCGACCAGATTCTTTGTCTTACGACCAAAGTCTATTGCAAGATCTGCAGTGTGAGTTGCTTGAATAATTTTTAATTTTGGATTACGGCCAATCATCCATGCCGGGAGTAAGTATGAGGCAAACTCCGACTTTGTGTGTCTTGGCGGCATGTTGATGATTAGACGTTTAATCTTGCCCGAGGCAAGTTCGTTAAATTTTTTATTAATAATTTTGTGATGAGATCCTTCAATAAAGTCAGGCCAAGCATACTTTACAAAACTCAAAAAGTTATTTTCTATTTTTGGTTTGGCTTTTGCTAATTCTAAACTTCGTTCCAATTCTAAAAGTCTTTCACTTTCTTCCTTGGTCAATCCGTCAAAATTTTTTGAAAAATTTTTTTCGTTAGACATATATAAACTTATTTTCAAAACCTTTACCATAACTGTCTGAATTCTACAATATATACGTAGTCTGGGACCCCTTTCTGTCAGAAGGGGGGTTAGCTTTTTATAAACAAAACAAAAACGTACTTTGGCCTGGTACCTCTATTGATCTGGGGTGGGCCCGCCCGGTCACATGCCCCCGAGGGGGTGGGCCCGCCCACACACATGCCCCCCAGGAGCTATGCAGTTTTTGCATAGGATATTATAGGATTATAAATAAAAAAACCGGGGCGCATTTCTGCGCCCCGGTTAAGGATACACTATGGAAAGTGTACGGTTATAAAGGTAGTTCTAATTGATTAGAGTCCTTTATTTCATCAGTTAATAATAATGGTTCCTGCATATTAACTATTGAAAATGTAATAGACTTATTCTTATTAATTATTTTGTGAGCTTCTAATAATTCGTTAGCGCCCTCCAAATAATCTGAAGTCCCTGCTACTATGTAATCATCATTCATAGTTTCATATTTTATATGTTTGATTATTAAGTACATATTATATCCTTTCATTGTGGTTAGGTAGACCAGTTAAAACAGCCGTTGCACCTGCAAAGCTGACTAATAGTCCTGATATTGTATATTCACTATGTATTGCCAATATTATTCCTAACATTGCCAACACAAAGCCTATTAAAACTTTTAAAAGTGATAACCATAAATACATTATACAGCCTGCCTTTCCTGGTTTGCGCTCATCTTAATCGGTCTTTTTGCGCATCTGTAATTACTTCTGAATGTATCAAAATATATTACATGCTTTTCAGTGAAGAGACATTTACTGTCCCATAAAAAAGGTCTTGTAATAAATTTTCCATACTTGTCAGCCTTGTATGTAATAAGACCTGTTGTGCCTTCTTTTATTTTCATATTATATCCTTTCTGTTATACCTGGGATATTACAGGATATCCCAGGTATTGTCAATAGTTAATTCAAATTATTTCCAATTTGTTTAACGTTATTATTCCAAGCTATTCCTATCACTTTCAACCGCTGTCCTAATTTTTCAATCAGTTCAGCCGGCATCCCGCTTTCCATGACATCTGAAATAGCGTCCTCTTTTAATTGTAATAGCTTAACTTTCTTTTTGCCAATTGGTGTTTTTTCTGCTTCACGCTCCGCGAGTTTTTGCGCCCAGCTTCTTATCTGCTCTTTGCAATCCTCCGCAGATATTCTAGTAGTAGAATAACCACTTTCAAAACCCAGCTTCTCATCCTTCCTGAATTTATAATCTAGGTTTTCTTTTTGCTCCGCGGTTATATTTTTAGTGAAAAAAGTTCTAGCTTTTTTCATTGCTTTAATATGCTCCGCTTCCGCGTCTAGCAGGTCTTTTATTATTTCAGTCGCGCCTATTTTATCTGAAAGTTTTTTTTCTGCGCTTTCAGTCATATCCGCAACTATCTTACGAAGAGATAAATCAACCTCTTCAATCATTGGAGCGAATTTATGTTTTACTTTAGTTTTAAAATGCTCCAACTGATATTTAGTCATTGCTTTCATATATTATCCTTTCTGTTAATTATTTTTATAAACTACTTGACAATCATTGTCAATAGGATTATATGGGATATTAATTAATTTACTTGTTTAGATAATTAATTAATTTGGTCCCGGTTAATTTAGAATTAAAGCTATAGGCCGGGACCTGATCCCTGGTCCTTCTGCTCGTAACCCTATGGGGGGCTAGAAGGACCTGGGATCAGTCAACGCGCCGCCGCCGCTAGAACACAGACAGTCTGGCGTTGGCTGGTCTTTATTTTTTTTTTGGGTGGGCCCGCCCACGCACAAGCCCCCCAGTTTAGAATCATTCTAAACTAACAAGCTTGACAAGTCCGCAGGCCTGGGATATTGTGGGAGACAGAAAGGATACAAAAGTATGAATATAAAAGAAGCAAAAGAAATTACAGGCAGCCTGAGCAAGCCTTCCAAGATGCCGGGCTGGTCTTATGGGTTACCTGCTAAAGAATGCAAGACCGGCGGCAAGCTTCAAAATGTTAAGGGCTCGACGTGTTACGATTGCTATGCTTTAAAAGGTTGTTACGTTTTTAAAGTTGTACAAGATGCACAATATTATAGATTAAAAGCAATTAAAAATAGATTATGGGTCCAGGCTATGGCATTACAAATAAATAATAAAAGATCAAAAGAATTTCGCTGGCATGATTCCGGAGACGTCCAGGACCTGAAACACTTAGCAAAGATTTTTAAAGTTTGTAAGTTGACGCCGTCAGTTGATCATTGGTTACCGACTCGAGAAGCATGGATTAAAAAATTTATACCGGCTGCGCCTGCAAATTTAAATATAAGATTTTCGATGCCAATGATTGACCAGGAAGCGGCGGGCGGCTGGCCCAATACTTCAACTGTGGTCACTGATAAAACTAAGGCTAATTGTCCAGCACCCAACCAGGGCAACGAGTGTAAAGACTGCCGGGCGTGTTGGAATAAGTCAATTAAAAATATTGCATATCTTGCGCACTAATGTTTAAACACCCGAAACATTACAAGGAGCTTGAAAAGATTCGAAAGCAATTCGAAAAGGAACAAGCGGACAAGGCCGCAAGCAACAAGCCTACAAGCGCTCAAGCGCAAGCCGACAAGCGTCCCAGCCACAAGCCAAAGGGCTCAAGCGCAGACCTTCCCTCACAAGAGAAATAATTTCTGATCCAGGGTACAAGCGTACCTTCCCCTTGTCCGGGGTACAGGCCACAAGGACAAAAGTATTTTTCAAATGTTTCATGTGAAAGGATACTTGGTGGGGTGAAAAGCGTATTTTGTTAACTAATGTTAACTTCAGTTCTACTGTAAAAAAGGTGCCGTTAGGAGAATAACCCAGTAGATCAGGAGTGCCCAATAAGGCCCAGTTTTCCAGCCTAGTCCACGATATTTTTGGTGTATTTCTTTTAAGCTCACGCCACAAATCCTTCTCTAATTTTACCAAGTTAACCTCTCAGGTTAAAGCTTGCCAATTATCTTTGGCATCTTCCAAGTGCCACCAAGTTTAATGCCTTTTAAATTTAAAATGTGCGTGTCTCTATCACCAATCATTCTAGATTCCAAGAGTTGAATTTCAATTACATCTAATTTTTCACCATTAGGCATTTCAATTTGGACTCTTGCATTCTTGGCTGCTTCGGATTGTAGGAACTTATCTAAGTATTGGCGTAATTCTTTGGCTTTCATTCAGGTGTTGATATATATCCCAGATATCTATATATTGCAACCATGTCTAAAGAAATTGTCAATAAAAAGGCGGCATATCCTACGGAGCTTACAGAAATGCAACGTAGATTCTGCGAGTATCTGATTATGAATGAGGGCAGAACCACTCGTACAGAAGCAGCAATACATGCTGGGTACAGCCCAAAATCTGCAAGACAGGAAGCTGCCGGTCTTATGCAAAACCCAAAAATATTAAAGTATTTGCAACACAGATCAAATGAAGTCAACCGAGCCTTCACAGTTACTAAAAATAATTATGTTAGAAGACAACAGATATTGTCTCAAAAACTAGTTGATGAAGGCAAGACAGAAAAGGCTGTTGGGTTTGAAAATCTAATTGGAAAAGCTACGGGTCAGTTTGTAGACATACACTTACATGGCAAGATAAGTGACATGACAAACGAAGAGAAGCTAGAAGAAATTAAAAGAATAAGACAAATACAGGATGAAAGAGTAAAAGCTCTTTCAAATCCTAAAGAGTAATCCTCTCCATTTTAACAATACAACCAATAGGAAAAATATTACGGTCAGAAAATGAAACGTCTTTTTCTTCATATGAAGCAAATGTCCAAACAAACTTGGAAGTTTTTTTGTATATGTATGCATGTGTTATCATTTTGCTGCATTCGAATTTATCAAATTCTTCGACTGATGCATGCCCCGCATCACCAGTTATATCAATCCACTCTAGTCGATAAAAAAAATATTTCTTCGAACCGATCTCGACGTGTTTAAATTTTGATTTCTTCTTTCGCTTAGGCATGAATCTGTATACCCCAGATTTTATAAATTATAAATTTACAATTGTTATTCATATGCGCGCGACCCATAAATCGTTGGTATTGCTAGCTTTTTAATACATTTGTACCAATTGTACCAAATTGTACCAGAGGGTCTAGGTACAAAAATGAACGAATAACCATTGGTATTACTATGTTTTTTCATTTGTACCAATTGTACCTAGGTATTTTAAAAAATAAAAAATTTTTTTTATTTTTATAGAAAAAAGTGTATACAATTCTTTTATGGCCAAATTGTATTGGGATTCCTTGTATTTCTTAATCATTTTCTGTGTTCTCGTTGTTTGGGTCTTTGGTACAATTCTCGTAATATTGGTCCACTTTCTTCAGGAAGGTATGCATGTAGCCTTGAAATTCTTTATCAAGCACCTCAAACTTTTGAAAGTAGCAATCTTTAGAACACATTAGAATGATTCCAGACTGTATGTTGGTCCCGTATACATGGTTGTGAGCCATTGCATACGCTGCTAGTTGAGTAAAATAATCACCAATCCATTCTCTTTGTTTCGGCTTGTTAGTTTGCTTGAAGTCTATTATACTTTCGCGCCCGTTATAGATTCCTACAACGTCCGTAGCCCCTGCATACAATCCGGGATAGAACAGTGTTACCTCTGTGCCCCACACCTCTTCCAGGTCCCCGAGCCCCGATCGGATAACAATATCAGCCATTTTCCCTGCTTCCTGGCCCAAGGCCGTAAGATCCAGGTGTTTCTGGTCTGTCAAATACCCCTCAAGATACGTGTGCATACTGGTCCCTCGCATTGCGCTTATGTTTTTTATTCTCTCAGCACTCTGAACACCCACTCTGGCTTTCCAATTTTCTAAACTTTTACGCTTCTCTTCCGACTGAGTCTGTGATAGGATAGTAGTTACAGATGGTAACTTTTCGTTATCTATTTCGTAGTGTCTTCGACCCATGACTATCGAACGACTCGATCGTGGGTAAATAAATTTTTTATTCCAAATCATCAAATCTTTTTTTAATTTTTTTAGTTCTATTAGCTTTTAATATCTTAACATGTTCTCTCCAGGCCCACGAACTTATGCTTCCTGCAATACCCATCAACCAAATATAAAATTTAATTTTCATTCTTTTTATTTTTCTTAGGTTCCGTTCTTTTTCTGTCTAGTATTTTTTCAACCAGACTATCTAATGACGGATTACCAAGCAGCGCTTTTATATTATCTTGCTTTAACTTGGGCAGGTTCGATAGCTTTATTTTCTTTTTCATTATTACTTAGTTGGTTTAAATCAATAGAACTCGCTATGTTTCCAGACACAGATATTCTGGTCACATCAGAATAGAATGGCGCCACATAGTGCTTTAACCATGCTGGAAAGATAAACATATCCCTCGCTTTAGGAAAGATAGACTGGTAAGTTATGGCCTGTCTATTACCCTCACCATATAAAAAAGCTAGACTACCAGGACCACCAGACTGCCCTTTGTACAATTCATTTTCTTTTTTAATTTCTTCTGGAACATCCAGGAAAGTAACGAAAGATAATTGGTCTGCATGATCGTGTGGTGGATTGTATTCATGTTTTTTCATAAAGTTTACCCACATTGACGTAAGGACATACTCAGGTTTCATTTTATAATCTTGATTTTTCCACTTCTGAAAAGCCTGATCGTAAACACCAAGTATCTGTGATATCTCAGGTAAAAACATTTCTTTTTTCTCGTACGAATACTCCTCTTTTATTACACCAGCTAGTTTATCTCTGTAATTTAAAGATTCTTTTCTGCTCTTGTGTGCCTCATCTAGAAGTTTCTTTTGAAACTCTTCTGATATTCTTATCTGTAATACGCATGGACCCCAGGTTAGGACTCCGTATTGCACTGTTGGATTGTCTGTTTTCATTCTAAACTCATTGCCTCCCTATATTGTTCTAGACTAACTACCTTACCATTAAAGATCTTTTTACCATCTTTTTGTGTATAGTGATCTATTATTTGTTGTAATTTATTTGTTTTAACCTTTGAATATTCATACAATGCTAGAGACACGAAGTATGCATCTCTGTGACTGCATCTCCAACGCCATTGTTTCTTGCGCCCTGGTCTAACCTTTCTAGGTCCGACGGCTCCGACTCCTAACACATCGTGCACCCATCTAACTACGTGCTCATCTGTCATGGCTATTTCCATCCGGATAACTAAAACATTGTGTGTGGGTTTGCCTTTGCGATTGTGTCTGATTTGTTTTGTCTGTTTAAAATATACAGATCCCTCACCATCAAATAGACCCGAGATATACGCTAGATTTGCATCGTTCATAAAACTTTTCCTTTGTTTCTAACTATTCTTAAATTATTATTTTCTTCTAGTAATCTGTCAAACTCGTCCTCCATGACTTTATATTTCTCTATCATTTGTTTTAGTTTCTTTTTTAAAAGTTCATTTTGATTAGTTAGATACTCTATTCTTTCTTCTAGATCATTTGGTCCGCGTTCAGCCTTGTTTTTTAAAGATTGTTTATAGCTTTCTTTTAAATCTTCTTGTTCTAAATCAAATTTAGTGTTCATATACTTCTCCTTCTGAATCACAGGTTTCACACTGTGCATGTTGTTCTTCTCGTGCCTCTTCATATGGCACTCGAATAAATCCATTGCCCTTACACTCAGGACAAATCTTTTTTTTATTTTCCGGCGTTTTTGATTCTTCCATTTAACTTACTCGCTTTCTCTTTTACCAGAATATTTATAGTCTGTGACCTACTTAACGTGGTGTTAGGAACTAAAACTTTTCGTAGTTGATCAATGATGTCGTAGGTTTCATGAGACAAAGAAACATTTTTATATTTTGTTATATCAGTCATATACTGTTATACTCCTTTCTTAATATTATTAATTTGCATATGGGATTTATCTCATACATTACAATGAGTGTCAATGAAATTTTTGTTAACTTTATTTTTGTGTTCAACGGTTGCGGGTGAATGTATGCCACCTTATCAATGGCCTGAAGCATTTAAAGATGAATATGATTGCATGTTATTTGGATACGAAGAAGCATCTAAAAAATTAATTGAGATGGGCAGAGATGATGTTAACAAACATCAGATGTGGATAAAATTTACTTGCACAAAACTTACACAAACTTAATCTCTTTGTATACAACCAAAGAAGTCTCCACTGCCGTCATTCATAACGTGTCGATTAAATGGAGCATCATGATACGTTGTTAGTTTTAATCTTAACACATCGCACAGATCGAAAAAGTTTAGCTGGCTGAATAACATCATGTCCGCTAACATTTGTTTTGTCACTGGCACAAGACTGTAGAGTCCGTCGTTGTATATTATAAGATCCACGTCAATCTTTTCCTGCAAAGTTTGTTCTTGTTCCAAACATTAAAATTTTTCGCAGACCTGGAGCCGATATCTCTACGTTTACACCGTATGGCTTCCAGGCTTTCTTCATAAGATTCAACTCTAATAAAAAACTAGAGTATTGCTTTTGACTTATGCCTTTTGGTTTTATAGTTATTATTTTTTCTCTCATGTTGTTATTGTTGTTGCGCCGTTGACATACGCTCGTGTTGATGCATTTTCTAGATTATTAATCACTCTATTTTGTAGGTTAGCAATTTGTTTTAAATATTGCAACTCCATGTGATCTTTAGTATGTTTTACATACTCTATATCATTTGCATTTATATCACGTTCTTCCTTATATTTTTTACTGTTGTACTCTAATTCAGAAATTTTATTTTCAAGAGTAGATTTATCTATTTCTAAATTGTAGACTTTTTGATCAGCTTTATCCAATTGTTTTTGAAGTTTATTATAATCTTTAATCCAGGCTTTGTCTCTAGCTTGTAGGTTACGTACTTCACTTAATAATTGTTTTTTTGTTTTTTTCATGTTTTACCTTTCTTTGTTAATTAAGGGCCCGAAGGCCCCCAATGTTTATTTATTTGTTTTAAAATCTCTAAACACAATAGGTTTAAATTTTTTTAAACCTTGGTTATGTTTATTGTAGACTTTGTTTATTATGTCGACCCACTCTTGACTGTTAGTAGCACCTTTGAATTTAGCAGATAGTTTCTCTACTTTTTTTACAAAGTGTTGTCTATTAAAGCCATCGTGGCTCATCGCATGCAACAAAGAGTAATAGAAGAAAGTGTTTTTACATTTACTAGAATCTATTTCTGTTAGAATCTTGTTTATGTATTCTATTGTTTCTTCAGACTCTGTCTTGTCTACAACTGAGAATAAACCATGTTCGAAGTCAGTCTCTTGTGACCGTTCTCTTCTAAATGAGTTATTAAGAATGGTAATGGCCACAGAAAACTTATTATTCAAAGAATGTTTTTCCATGAAAGAATTACAATAAATGTAATCCTCATTGCCTTTCTCTACCCATTTTTTTAAATGGTTCTTCATAACCCAATTAGAGTTATCAGTATTTGCTATACTGATATCATCAGCCTTGAGTTTTTCCGTTACAATAAAACGAATTGGTTTATTCAATTCGCTTCTTGCAGCGAAACGGTGTTGCCCATCAAAGATAGGGTACTTACCTTGTTTGTTTTTGGATAAAACAAGTATTGGAATTTCTTTTAAATCCCTCCTCTTAATTTTATCTTTCAAACGATTAACATGTGAACGATTGATATCACGATTGCCTTTAACGAAGTCAAATAGACCGTAGTTTCGGGTTTCTTGTATCACGCCCACGCTTTGTATTGCGCTCATGTTTTCTCCTTTATGTTATAATTTACATATAGGATATTACGAGATATTTGTCAACCCCTATTGTTTTCTCCCCTGACGGTTGTAAGATTTATACGATCGTTTTTTGTGTTTATTTAATGATTTTGTATGACGTCGAGGACGTTTACGAGGCTTTGGTCTTGGTATAAAATTTACAAATTTACGCTTTGCCATTATTCTTCGTTATTAAAATACTTGTCTAAATCAGATTGTAAAGTTAAATCATGTATATGTGGTATGTAACTTATCTTACCATTTATGTGTTGCTCTAAATCAGCCCCACAATTCATACATCTATAAAATGTTTTAGTTACGCCTACCAACATTGTAAACTCAGTGCATGTTGGACAAACACCATTTACTATCTCTGCTTGAACCCTCATTCTATAATAAGTTTTTTAATTGACTTTGACCCATCAATATTATCTTCTAATTCAGCTTTACCTTTCCAACATTTATAAGTAACAGACTCAGAATAAGTCCTTTCCGCCTCACGTTTCCCCCGTAAACATTGTGCCATACCGTCAACCTGTAAACGCGCTTCCTTAATCTCGGCGTTAACAAACATAAGCAGGGCTACCACAGACTCAATCATATTTTCTCACATATATTAATATTGACAACACAACAACTGAAACTAAAGAACCTATAAAAAATAAACCTATCATAGCACTTTACCTTTATTCTCACCCTCTTTTACGACATACTTCTGTGTGCCGTGTTTGCCTGTCTCTACCTCTTTCTTTAGATCTTTTACAAA